CGGCTCGGCGTCGGCCACGGGCTATAGCGGCTCGGCGTCGGCCACGGGCTATAGCGGCTCGGCGTCGGCCACGGGCTCCAGCGGCTCGGCGTCGGCCACGGGCTACAGAGGCTCGGCGTCGGCCACGGGCTCCAGCGGCTCGGCGTCGGCCACGGGCGACAGAGGCTCGGCGTCAGCCACGGGCGACAGCGGCTCGGCGTCGGCCACGGGCGTGCACTCCGTTGCCCTCGGCGGAGGATTTGAGAGCCGCGCGATGGCCGGCGAAGGCTGCCTGCTCGTGCTCGTCGAGCGCGACGCGAAGACCGGTGCGATCTTGCACCACTTCGCCGGCATGGTCGGCGCCAAGCGCAAGGCCAAGCCTGGCGTCTGGTACACCCTGCGCGGCGGCAAGCTGACTGAGGTCGAGCCGTGAGCTCCTCCCTGCGCATCGGGTCCTCCTGCGTCCCCGTGCGCACCTTCGGACGGTGCTCCGTCTGTGGGTGGGGAGAGGGTGCGGCTCTGCCGTGGATGAACCGTCACGGTGGAGACGACCTCTGTAACGAGTGCCTCGCGTGGCGGCTCTATTGGGTGATCCGACTCTCGGAAGCGAGGGAGAGGGGGAAGGTCCGCACATGGGTGCGCTCGCTCACCGCGAAGTAGAGCAGGCGGTTCTCGCCCTCGCTCTGATCGCCGAGGACCTCGCCGATCGGATCGTCGCGGAACTGACTCCGGAGGACTTCTACGGGAAGCATCACCGGCTGATTTTTGAGTCCGTCAGTCGGCTGCGTGGGGCGAAGAAGCCGGTGGACATCATCACCCTGAAGGGCGACCTCGAGTCGCACGGGGAGCTTGGCGAGGTGGGCGGCGTCGGGGTGCTCGCCGAGCTCGACGCCAACCTCCCCTCGTTCGAGCGGATCGGGACCTACATCGCATTTCTGCGCTCGGCGACCATCCGCCGCGAGCTCGCCGCGCACTGCGAGGACGTCCGCTCGCGAGCACAGCGCGGGGAGGGAGAGACTCACCAGCTCCTCTCCGAACTGAGCGTGGTGGTGCGCCGGCTGGAGGACGAGACGAAGCCGACGAAGGGATTCGCTCCGGCGAGCGCCGGCTTCTCCATGGTGCGAGAGCGCGTCGAGCGCCCGGCTCCGCGGGGGCTGATCGGCGTCCCCTCGGGGTTCCCCGGGCTGGACAAGATCCTCGCCGGTTGGTGCCCTGGTCTCATCACGATCGCCGCGCGGACGGGCCAGGGGAAGACCGCTTTCGCCCTCGGGGCCGCCAAGCACGCGGCCGAGTTCGGCTTCCCCACCGCGTACCTCAGCATGGAGATGGGGATCGAGGAGCTCGGCGTCCGCCTCGTGTCCGCCGAGACCGGGATCGAGCACTACCGCGTGCGGTCCGGCTACCTCAGCGAGCGCGAGCGCGCGTCGGTGCGCCAGGCGATGGAAACGATGCAGGACCTCCCCCTCCTGATCGACGACACACCGGTCTGGACCCCGTCCAGGCTCGCCACACTCGCCCGCCGCGCCGTGGCGGATCGCGGGGTCAAGCTCTTGATCGTCGATTACCTCGGCCTCATGGGACCCGACCCCGTGCGCGGAGAGCGCGAGAAAAAGCACATCTGGCTCGGCGACATATCGCGCTCGATCAAGCTGCTCTCCCGGGAGCTACGCCTGCCGATCCTGATGCTCCACCAGCTCAACCGCGACGTCGAGAAGAGGCCGGGGGGGAGACCGCAGCTCTCCGACCTGAAGGACTCCGGCTCGATCGAGCAGGACTCCGACGCCGTGTGCTTCATCCACCGGCCCCCGGAGGGGCCAGTCTTCATCGTCGCGAAGCACCGCAACGGCTCACTCGGGGACGTGCCCATGAAGGACCGTCTCGACGTGTGTCGATTCGACCCATGACCAAGAGAGGAGAACGATGAGCGAAACCAAGAGCAGCACGATCGGTCACGCCCTGGTCGCGATGTACGGCAATCTCCGCACCGAATTTCGGTTGGGGTTCAACGGAGAGTTCGTCTTCGGCGACTTCAACCCATCTGCCGATTTCGATCCCGTCGACTCCGACCCGAAGCGGTTCGCGGCAGCGTTCAGGGCGCGCTACGGGGTCGATCGCCTCGGCACCGTCGGCGAGTGGCTCAACGGCAAGAACTTCTACCCCGACGTGATCGAGTTCCTCCTCTACCACCCGGACAACCCGCTCGACCTGACGCCCGAGGCGATCCGCTCGCTCACGACGCCGCCGATCAACGGCACCCGCGAGTGGATGGTGGCGCGGCAGGACTGCTGCTGCGTGATGGTCGCAGGCATCCCGTCGATGGAGGCGCTCGAGATGCTCGCCAAGGCGCTCGGCTACGGCGCCGCGCCGCAGCCGGCCCCTGTCGCCCCGGCTCAGTCGGACGACGATCTCTCGATCTCGATCGTCTTCGACGGTCCCCCGGGACCGGTGTCCGGACGGTTCGTCGAGGTAGAGGACGGGTCAGGTCGCTCGATCATCCTCGGACGGTGGCAAGAGGACGGGGAGTACTGGCGACTCGTGATCGGTCGGGCCGACGTTGCCCAGTTCTTTGGGCACCCGGTGAGCGCCGCGCCGCCTGCGGCGCAGCCGAGCCAGGCCGTCACCTACGGCCTCACCTACGTCCTCACCCCGCTGGCGCCGGTCGAGCAGCGGGCCGGCGAGATCGCGAACCTGGTCGAAGATGCGTGGAATCGAGACGCCCCGTCGTGGGTCCGTCAGATCATCCCTGGATCTTTCGTCGGCAACCTCGCCGAGTCGGTGGCCCTGATCGCGATCCCGATCTGGCGGCTGGCGCAGGAGAGGATCGCCCAGAGGACCGCGGAGATCCTGCGGGAGGGCGGCAAGTGATCGCGTGGATGCAGCGCATCTTGCTCACCCGGTGGCTCTGGGTGATGGCCAGGCGCCACACTACCGGCGAGGTGCGTATGTTCCTTCGCTGGCGGCTCATCCTGTCCGGATGGGAGGAGTGCCCATGGAAGGAGTAGCGACAACGAACGAGAAGGAACCGGGATGGGTCTTTCACGCTGCCGGGATGGTCGAGATTGCAGCGTGCGAGGCTGGCCTGTGGTCTACACGGGACATGCTGTCGGCGATCATGAGCCGCGCGGTGAACGCCCTCGACGAGCTGCAACATGAGCCGCCCGGTGACGACGCGATCGGCCGGCGGATCGAAGCGGCCGGAACGATCAGGGACGACTGCGCGAGGCTGCTCGCGTCGTACGCGGAGTACGAACGATGAAGACCATGCTCGGGATCGACCCCGGTACCGCCTGCGGGTGGGCGTTGCTCCGGGACGGGAAGCTCATCGAGGCCGGGGCGTGGGACCTCGGGGCGCGCCGGCACGAGGGAGGCGGGATGCGCTTCTTGCGCCTCCGCTCCCTCCTCGCAGAGGTCGGCAGGATGTCGATCGACGCCGTGGCCTACGAGGAGATCCGGAGGCACAAGGGTGTCGACGCTGCCCACATCTACGGCGGCATCATCGCGACGCTGTCGTCGTGGTGCGAGGAGCGCGGGACGCCGTACCAGGGGGTGCCCGTCGGGACAGTGAAGAAGCTCGCCACGGGGAAGGGCAACGCGGAGAAGGTGTACATGCTGGCGGCGGCACTGGAGAAGTGGCCGACGCTGAGGGAGTCCAAGGTAACTCACGACGTCGCCGACGCCTGCTGGATCGCCGAGACGGCGGCGCAGCGGCTCGGGTGGTGGGGAGGTGCGCGGTGAACGACGAACCCGCCCTCCGCAAGCGGGCTGCGAAGTGGGCTTACATGGAAACCGAGGGGCAGGAGCAATACAATGTCGCCACCGACGCATACCTCGCCGGTGCGCGCGAGGAGAAGGAGAGGGCGCTGGATCAGTCGCACACCACATCATGCGGCCACACATGGACTATGCGGCAAACCGCCTGCCCGGAGTGCTTCGCTGTGCTCAAGTCCGAAAACGTCCGACTCCGCCGCCTCGCCGCTCTTCGCGTCAAAGGCGTCGGGAACCTCTACCACGACGACGGCGAGCTACAGGACAGCACCGTCCACCCATTCATCGACTGGATGCGCGACAGCGCCGACGAGATCGAGCGTGCTCTCGAGATTCGTGCGCGTGCTGCTTTGGCCGCGAAGTCGCAGGCCGAGCCGAAATTGGCAGGAGAGAGCAACATGCACACGATGACCGACTTGCAGCGCAAGCTGTACGATCACTTCGCGGCCCAGGGCCGAACCGGAAGCGCTGACCCGATGTTCAACGCCGAAACCGGCCGATTGTACCTGTCGCCGCCGTCTCGCGACGGCCAGTTCCGTGGAACCGCGTTTTGCGGCGAGGAGCGCTCCTGCCTCTACGTCGAGATGGACGGCACCCTCGTCGAGCGCCTCGTCGGACATCGGTCCGCGGCCTGGGACTGGAAGGCGACGGAGACGCGCCGCATCGTGGCCAAGGCGCAGGCCGAGACGGTAGACTGCCCCTCTGCCATTCGCACCCGACTGATGCGCGCGGCGTCCGTGATCGAAGCGCTTGGAGAGGAAGAGACGCCGGGAGGTGCGCGGTGAGCGGTGCGACGTCGATCGAGTGGACCGATGTCACCTGGAACCCGGTGCGCGGCTGCTCGCGGGTGTCGGAGGGGTGCCGCCACTGTTACGCCGAGACGTTCGCGGCGCGCGGTCTCCCGTCGCATCGCTCGCCCAGGACTGGCGATTCGTTCGCTACACACACCGGCGCCGGCCCGCGCTGGACGGGCAAGGTCGAGCTGATCCCCGAGAAGCTCGACGAGCCGCTGAACTGGAGGAAGCCGCGCCGGGTGTTCGTCAACAGCATGAGCGACCTGTTCCACGAGAAGCTGAGCGACGAGGCGATCGCCGCCGTCTTTGGGGTGATGGCCGCGTGCCCGCAGCACACGTTTCAGGTGCTGACCAAGCGGCCGGAGCGGATGCGGGAGTGGGTGTTCGGATCGGGTGAGGCGCTGACGTTCGATGCCGGAGAAAAGCTGGCTGGCGACAACGGGTGGTGCCACGCACACGAAGGCGAAGCGTGGCCGCTGCCCAACGTCCACCTCGGCGTCAGCGTCGAGGACCAGGCGACCGCCGACGAGCGCATCCCGCTCCTGCTCCAGACGCCGGCCGCGCTGAGGTTCGTCTCCTACGAGCCGGCTCTCGGGCCGATTGAATTCCCGTCCGGTTGGTTGAGCACCGAAGGGTCGTACCTGTGCCCGGCCTGTGGCGAGTCGGGGTGCAATTGCGGAGCGATCGATTGGCTGATCGTCGGCGGCGAGAGCGGGCCTGGCGCGCGGCCGTGCGATCTCGCCTGGATCCGCGCGGCCGTCGAGCAGTGTCGTGACGCGGGCGTCCCGGTCTTCGTCAAGCAGCTCGGGGCATGGCCACTCGTCTATCGGTCCGAGGCGGAGAGGATGGAAGCGGCTGGGCAACGCGTCGCCTGGGACGACTCCGGCGAGAACACGAGTGCTCGGTTGGTTCTTCGGTCCCGCAAGGGGAACAACCTGGCCGAGTGGCCGGAGGACCTACGGGTCCGCGAGCTGCCGGGAGGTGCGGGGTGAGCCGCTTTCGAGAAGGTGTGTACTCGCTCGAGGAAATGCGCCGCTGGTCGATCGTGGTGTTTGGCGTTGACCTGACGGAGGGGCTGTAGTGAACTCCTATCTCGGCAGCGGGGACCACGGCCACACCTCGAGGTAGCGCTCTGGGTGAGCGGTGGCGTAGTCGTCGATGTGGTCCGGAGTGCAGAGGTCGGCCGGCACTCCGAAGTCGAACCCGGCGGCCCGATACGACTGAGCGACGTGGCGAGCGCAGGTGGTGAACTTCTTTGAGTCGATGGCCTTGCGGAAGAACACCACCTCGCGCCCCCGCCCTCGCGACAGGAGAGCATCCCCTAGATGCAGGACGAGCTGCCCGAAGCCGTAGCGCGTCCCCCGGTCGGAGACGGCCAGCGCTGAGTCAATGATGGTGTCGAGCTCGCGCCCTGAGACGTTGAGCGGACGGACGATCCTGACCGGCGTCCCCTCGGCCATGTAGCCGTGCAGCGTGCGCACCGAGACGCCACGGCCCACCGCCTCGGAGACCAGCGCCTCGAGCACGTAGCCGCCGCGAACGATCAGCCCCGCGTGGGAGGCGAAGGACTCCTCCTCACCGGGGCCACGTTCCGCCTTTCGGATCGTCTTGCCGAGCCATCCAGGGGATGCCGTGAGGAGGATGTCCCCAGGGACGAGGAGCACCCCGTTCACGGCTTCGGGTCCCACTCGACGTGGATGTGCTCGTTCGGCGTCCCTGCCTTCTCGTGGACGACGTCGAACTCTGAGCCGAGGGCCTCGCGCAGCTCCGCGGCGATCACGGGGCGCAGCGCCGCTGGGACATTGTGCGTCCGCAGGTCGACCGCCCGGCCGGAGTAGTGCAGCGAGTTCTTGCGGTGCTCCCCGTCGTTGAGGCTGGTGACGATCAGGTTGCACCCGTGGTTGCCGTAGACGACGGCGGCGTCCGCGATGGCGCGGAAGACCCGAGGCGAGATCGACGCGACTCTGACCTCGGGTCCCTTGAAGCTGATCCAGGCGCCGGGCATCAGTCCCCCCGCGGGTGGAGCAGGACGCGCATGAGCTCTCCGAGCTTTCGGTCGACCTCCCCGACCGCCCGCTCCTGCCTGTCCTGCCACTCGATCATTGACCGGTACTGCGCTTCGAGAGCGGCGAGCCGCTCCCCGTGGTTGCTCCGCTCGAGGTCACGCACGCGAGCGAGTACGTCGCGCATGAGCCACCCGCCGATTGCGACGAGGAGGCCGACGATGGACTCGACCGCTCGCCACACCACTTCCCAGGCTGTCGTCGGCATTCAAGCTCCCCTCCCCGGCAGTTACCGCCGCAGGTCGCAGACCTTCCGGTCTCCGGTGTCCGAGCACCACAGGTCGAGTAGCGCCACTGCGAAGTCGTCCGGGCCGCCCGTGAATAGGGCGCGCTGCCCCGAGTCCCACTTCGGTTCCTTCCGCGGGTCCTGGAGCACGAGGTTCAGCCCGTCCACCCTGAGCCGGTCGTAGGTCTCGGCGCCGACGACGCGCTGAAGGCGGAAGAGGAGGTCGTCGAATCCCTGCTGGAAGGTCGATTGCGTCGCAGCCGTCCACGCCCGGTTGTCCGTGGTGTAGACGAAGAGCGATCCCCGTCCGGTGTTCCAGACGGCCTGCGGAGCCCCGAACGGGACCGTCAGCTCGGGTTCGGTGGGGGTCTTTGAGGGGAGGAGCTTGTCGCACGCCGCCACGCTGAGCGCGAGGGCGAGCACGAGCAGGAGGAGTCCGAGGTCGCGGTAGCGCATCACTTCGCCTCCGAGAGGTTGATGTCGGACGCCACGACGTAGACCTGCCTGGACGCGCCAGGGTCCACGCGGAGCATCCCCTTCACGAGGAGACGGTCCCCTCGCCTCACCCGCTCGCACTCCTTGGCGGCGTCGCAGAGCACGCGGACGGGGCCGTCGAGCGGCAGGTTCGAGGCCGCGAGCAGGATCATCCTGCTACCGAACGGCGTCTCGGCGACCTCAGTGTCGTTGAGCGCGGTCCCGCGCAGAACCACGGCGTTGTCGGCGCGCATCTTGAACTCGAGCGCGTGGACCGGGGGGACAGCGAGCGCCATGGCTCCGACCACGGCGAGCACCACGAGTCCCAGGATGGTGAGCAGCTTCTTCATCTTCGTCTCCTCTCATCGGAAGCCGGCGAGCAGGTGCGCTCGGGCTTTCTCTCGGGCGGCGTCCTGCGCGAATCGCAGGGCCTTCCGCCGTGCTTCGTCGTTCGCGGCCTTGTACCAGGATGCCTCGACCATCTTGAGCATGCGGGCTCGCGTCTCCTGCCCCGCCTCCTCCTGGTAGCCGCGCCACTCGTCGTTCGTCAGTTCCCGCCGCTTGCCGTTGACCGTGACCGCGCGATCGAGATAGCCGACGTCCAGGCCCAGCCGGCGGAGTTCGCCGATCACCGGGTCGCTGGTCTGGTCGGTCGTGCGCTTCAGCGGGTTCAACAGGGAGTCGACCAAGCCACCCTCTCGGGCGACCGGTGCGCCGAATTGGTTCAGCCGCGGGGGGAGCTCCTGCGAGATCCCGGGGATTCTCCCCTGCACCGACTCCAGGACGTTCTCGTTCTCGCGGATGTAGGGGTCCGTGCCGCGCGCTACGCCAGCCAGGAGCGAGGCCGCCGGGACCATCCCGCCGGCCACGTTCTTCGCCACGCGGGCGCCTTGCTTCGCCGGGTCGTTGGTCATCTTCACGACCGACTCGAGGCCGGTGAGGAAGGGCTGATCGGCGATCGTCCGAAGGACCGCCGCCGCCGAACCGCCGGCCACGCCGGAGACGGTGCGGTCGGACTTGTTGATGAGGTCGTAGGCGGTCGCCCCGGCGGCAAGGATGTTGCCGACCGGCGACATGCGCCCCACCGAGAGCCAGGTGTCACCGACGCGGATGGAGGCGTCCGGCGTCCCGGCGAGGTAGTTCATGTCGCGCGCGCCCTGAGCCTGCTCGTCCGTGACGCCAGAGGCGATCCCCTTGGCCCGGAGGTACATCCCGAGGGCGAAGACGCTGCTCCCGGTGACGCCTCGTCCGAGGATCTTCGCCGCCTCGCGCTGCTCCGCCGCCGAGACCCCGGCGCCCTTGAGCGCCTTGCGCACGACAGCACCCACCTTCATCGCCCCCTCCGCCAGGCCGATCGGGCTGTACTCGGCGACCCTCGTAGCAACGGCTCCCGGCGTCTTGGCGAACGGGATCACGAACTCTCCCGCGGGGCCGAGCGCGGAGCGCACCGCGGTCAGCGCCTTGCCGGCTCGCGTCGCGTCCTGGAAGGTGGCCTCCTCGGCGTCGGCGCTCGCCCGCGCGGCCATCTCCGCGGAGGGGCTCCGCAGCGCCTCGGCGACCGGCACGCCGGCAGCCTTCGCCTGGTTGGCGATCGAGGTCCGCAGGGCGATCGTATTGAAGACCCGGTCTTCCGCCGAGAGGGAACCGAAGACGGTCCGCGTGTAGCCGTTGAGGATCTTCCCGCCGAGCCCCTCGCCGAAGTTGGTCGCGGTGCCAACGTCGAGCTTCGCCAGCGCCTCGGTGGGAACGTTCCCGCGCAGGATCGAGAGCCCCTCCTTCGCCCCCATCACGCCACCGGTGAGCACTTCTCGGAGCTCGTCCTTCGACAGCGCCGCGAGCGTCCGCTGCCCGGTGAACTTGCCCATCAGCTTGTCGGCGAGCACTCCGGCGGTGGTGCGCGAGACCATCTCCGCCGCCGTGTTCCCGGCCGTGCTCAACAGGTTCACCGCATGGGCCAGCGGGTTCGTGAGCAGATTCGCCTTGAAGTAGGTCGAGAGCTTCTCCAGGACGGTCGACGGCTTCTTCGCGGAGACGAGCTTGATGAACCCTTCGCGATCGCCAGCCTTCGCGAGCTCGATGATCTTCGCCCGGACCTCGGGGGTCATGGCCTCGGGTCCGAGGTGCTGGCGCGCCTTCATCGCCCACACCAACGGGTCGTTCGACCGCTGAGCCACGATCTTCAGGTTGTTCAGGTCCCGGCCGGCGCGGGTGCGCGCCTTGGAGAACTTCTCGAGGAGGTTCGAGTTCTGCCAGTCGAGAGCGTTGAGCTTCTTTTCGAGGAGCTCGCGCTCGCGGGCGGGGAGGCTGGGGTTGTCGAGCTGGCGCCCGATCACGCCCATGTCTGCGATGTTGCTCGAGACGATGTTCCGGATCGCGAGAGCTTCGGTCCCGCCGATCTTCCGGATGTCCTCGGCGGCGAGATCCTCCGCGGAGAAGCCGAGGTCGAGAGCCGCGCGCCGCGTCTCATCCCACGAGACGACTTGTTTGGGGTGCAGGCCGCGACCCTTGGCGACCTTCTCCACCGTCGCGCGCAGCCGCTCCTCGCCTGCGGCGTCGGCGAAACTGAACTTCGAGACGTTGACGTAGTCGTCGGCGAGCGGGCCGGGCTTGAATCCCTTGTCCGAGAGGATCGCCCAGGCGTTCGCCTTCCCGCTCCCGACTTCGTGGTGGACGGCGTCGAACCCGGCGACCTTGAGCCGCTCCCCCGCCGACTTGATCGCCTTCACGATCGAGTCGGGGTCGGTCGAGTCACCGCCGGCCAGCGCCAGCTCGCGATCGCGCAGCGCCTTCCAGAAGGCCATCCCGTCGATGGGCTCGTCCGACGAGATGGCGCCGTGTTCCTTGGCGGAGGAGACCGCGACCTCGGGGTCGATCGCGCGGAGCTCGTCGTAGGAGTACCGCCGGGCTACCGAGAACGGGCGAGAGACCGCAGCCTCACCCGAGACCACGCGCCCGCGATCGCCGTAGCCTTCGGCGAATTGGCGAGCGACCTGTTGGTCCTCGGTGACGTGCAGTCCGGGGAGGTGAGAGCCGAGGCGCTGCTCGGCGAGCCACGGGGCAGAGGCGGAGTCCGCCTGCCCGCGGAAGACTACTTGGCCGGGGAGGGGGACGTCGTCGCCGGCACCGGTGCGGAGCGCCGCTCGGGCAACCCGTCCGCCGCCAGCGTCGCCCGCACCAACGGCTTGAGACCCGGGTACGCCGCCCGCATCTCCGGCGACAGAGCCGCCACGAAGCGGGGATCGTCCAGGTCCTCGAGCGCTTCCACTCGGAACTTCTCGGAGGAGTTCATCGGCGAGAGGGTACGCCTCGCCCGCGTTGCCAGTCAAGCGTCGTCCACCGAGCTCCGCGCCGACGTCAGCGAGCCCGCGCGCCACACCGCGCCCGATGTCGTCGCTCAGGCCGCGCACTACCTTCCGGCCGGCCCCGACGAGAACGCCTCCGATCATCCCCGGGTCGACGAACTCGGCGGCGAGTTGCTTCGCCGCGTTCCCGGCCAGGCTCCCCGAGGGATCCGCGAGCTGCTCGTCCCGGCGCTCGTCAGCGAAGCGAGAGAGGTCCTGTCCCAAGCCGCGAAGCGGAGAGGCGGAGAGCAGCTTCCCCGTGATCTGCGCGCCCATCCCGACAGGACCGCCCACCGACCCGAAGGGCAACCGTCCGAGACCCTCGGCAGCACTCAGCGCCGCGCCGGCAGGGCCGACCACGTTCTGGATCGCCATGTTCTCGACGAGGTTCGGGCCGGGCCTGAGCTCTGGTACCGCGCTCGCTGGCAGGGCGCCAGGGAACGGCCGCAGCTTGCGCTCCCCGGTGCGACGGTTGACGCGCCACGGCCCCCGGTCCTCCCACTCGTCCGCCTCCGCTCCGTACTTGGCGAGCGGGTCCGGCGAGGAGTCGAGCCCGTACTTGGCGAGCGGATCTTCCGGGGCGCCGTACTTGGCGAGCGGATCGGCGTAGGATGCAGGCACTCAGACCCCCGCTATCGACGAGCCCCTCGGCGAGCCGCGATCCCGGCGCGCAGGTCCGAGAGCAGCGCGTTGCGATCCACGCTGCCGGCGGCGATCGAACGGCGGACGCGCGCTGCCGTCGTCGGGTCGAGCGACTCGAGCTCGCGCAGCGCCGACTCGACCTCGGAGTCTCCGGCACCAGCCGGCGCCGCACCTGCCGGGGACTCGGACGGCGGATTGGATCCCGGCGGCCCCTTCTTCAACAGGTTGAATTTCTCCGTCGCGAGCTGCTCGGTCGTCCGGTCCTCGTACTCGTACCGGTTCGACCCGTTCTTGACGCGTGCCGCCCAATCGACCGCGCTCTCCCAGAGCTCGGCGTCGCTCTTCCCGGAGCCCCCCTTCGTCGGGCGTGCTCCAGCTCCGAGCGCCTCGATCGGGCGAGCCTCACCGGTGCGCGGGTTGAGCCTCCAGACCGACCCATCGGCGAGGGTGGTGGTGGTCCAGTAGTCCTGCCGGGGCTCCGGAGGCTCGTAGCGGCCGAGCCCCTGGCTCCGCAGCGCCTTCTCCTTGGCGACCTCGTCTTCGACCGACCGCTGCCGCTTCCACGTCTCCACCTGAATCGGGTCGTCCGGGTTGACGCCAGCCGCCTTCATCGCTCGCCGGGAGTTGGCGCGCTCGCTCACGCCGAGACGGAGCTTGCCGAGCGACTCGAGGTCGCCCGATGCGGCGGCAGCGCGAGCCTGCGCGATGAAGGCGGGGTCGTCCGCTGCCTCCTGCTCGATCTCTGCGTAGAGGCCCTCGGCCACGGACCGCTTGCGGTTGTAGGACTCGGCGGTCCTGGCCTTCTCCTGCTGCTTCCAGGCGTCGTCGGCCGCCTGCCGCTGCGCCTGGTAGTTCGCCAGGGAGCGACGGCGAGCCTCCTGGACGGCCTGCTCCTCCATCCCGCCGGACTCCAGCGAAGCGGCGAGCATCGCCTCTCCCATCCGGCCGGAGCGCTGCTGCGAGAGTCCCTGCGACAGCACCGCGAGGATGCGCTCCCGGCGGATCCTCTTCTGCTCCTCCGCGGAGAGGTCGCGGACCGACTCCGGCAGCTTCGGCTCCGCCGGGTAGTCCGGCCCGCTGGAAGCGTCCAGCGACGGCCACTCGAACCCCGGCCGAGTGCGATTCGTCGTCGGTCGGTAGAGCGCTGCGAGGGACATCCCGGCGTAGGGCATCGTCTTCTCCTACTGGATCACACCCGGGTCGTCCCGCCGCTGTCCGTGCCGCGTTCCACCCGGCGAGCCCGCCGACGAGCGTCGTGCCGCGTTCCACCCGGCGAGCCCGCCGTAGATCGCTTGCCCCCACGGGGACGACATCGAGGCCCCGTTGTAGCCGCCCTGGCCGGACTGCGTTTCCGTCCCGTAGCCGCCGCTGTAGGCGTTCAACAAATCCGCGTACTGCATCTCCCGGCGCCAAGGCTCGTCGCGCGCCGTCTGCTCGCGGTCCCAATTGAACTGAGCCCATCGGAACTGATCGGCGCGCTGCTGCGCTGCGGCCTCGGCACGCTGAGCGGCGGCCTCGGCGCGGGCGTTGTTCCGCTGCGTGTCCATCTCGAGCCCCATCCCGCCGGCTGCCTGGAGGTCTCGGATGTCCTGCCCGGTGAGGTCGGGGACGAGGCCGAGCGCGGCGAGCTGGTTCTGCGAGTACTGGCCGGCGAGGTTCCCCATCCCCGACATGCCGAACTGCTCGGCGTCGAGCCCCATGCCGATCGCGTCCTGAAGCGCCCCCATGCGGGCGAGAGCGAGCTGCGTCTGCGCGCTCCGGTCGGCGGCGTAGGCCGAGGCCCCCGAGCTCGCCGCGCTGGACGCCAGCGACCCCTCGAGCTGAGCGGCGGAGTCGATCGAGTTCATGTCGTACTGGTTGGCGTAGCCGAGAGCTGCCATCCGGTCGGCGTTCCACTGCTCGAAGTCGGAGTAACGAAGCTGGTTCTCGCTATCGGCGAGCGCCGTCGCGTACTGCCCCGAGGCGTCTCCGAGAGCGGTCGCGTAGAGCCCGCCGCCAAAGCGGCCGGCGCCGGAGAACTCGTCGTTGATCCCCGGGATGGCGTTCTCGCGGAAGCTCTTCCCGATGCTCTTGTTCCGGGCCGCGATCATCGCGTCCATGTAGGGGTTGCGGGCGCCGTCGTAGGTCCCGTTGAGGATCCCCTGCATGTACCCCTTGGCGCCGACGAGGTCGGGAGTCACCGCCGTGCGCGCACCGCCGCCGCCACCGCGCGACACGCCGCCCGAGCCGCTCGCTCCGGACCCGGGCATCTCGCCGTTGAACAGCATCGCCTTGAACCGGGCGAGGTCGCTGTCGCCGCCGTAGCCGGAGTAGGCATCGAAGGCTTGGTCGAAGTAGGGGTTCTGGCTCCCCCCTTCGAGGAGCGACTGCGTGAACTGGTTGCTCGGGTCGTAGAGCTGGTGCCCGTTCAGAGCGCGCGAGCTCAGCCGGTCCATGATCGGCTGCGAGTTGCCGAACATGTCCGAAGCCCCGGACCAGGAAGTGTCGACGCTGTAGTCCTGGTTGCCCGGCATGTCGAGCAGACCCGCGGGGCGCCACGGATCCGCAGCCCCACCGTCCTGCGGGTTCCAGGAGCTCGCCGTCCCGAAGTTGCGCATGGTGTAGTCGCCGGAGACCGAGGGGTCGATGTCCCCCGGAGCGTTCGGGTCGACTCGGCGGATCTGGTTCCCGTTCCCCGCGTTGTTCTGCGGGAGGTAGTTCGGCGTCGAGAGCGGGCTGTTGCCGGTGCGCATGCCGTAGATCCGCCCGAGCGCCTCCTGGCGATAGGGCACCGACGGCTGCCACGGCTCCCGGGTGGTCCCGAGGTTGACCTTCCCGCCGTTCTTGATCGCCTTGTTCTGCTCTCGGCTGCTCATGTAGCCGGCAGCGGCGGTCCCGACTCCGACTGCGACTGCGACCCAGGACATCAGTCACCCCCTGCGTGGTCTTCCCCGTCCCCGCTGAGGAGAAGAGGCGGGGCTCCAAGCTCTTTCAGTGCGGCGCTGTAGAACTCGAAAGCGGTCTTCCCATCCTCGAGCTCGCGCCGTTCGATGATGCGGGCTTCGATCTTGTCGAGGTCGTCCTCTCCCTGCTCGCCCTCGTCGCCGACCAGCGGATGGAACGTGATCCATCGGCAGTCCTCGAGGATGTAGAGCAGGCGCCGCGTCCCCGGCTTCGTCACGCCGACATGCGGGGCTTCGACGTGCTCCACCCCGGAGCCCTCGATGTAGACGGCCGCCTTCCCCGAGATCACCACGTAGGGGTGCTCGGTCTTGTGGATGCGCGACGTCAGGAGCGTCCCTGCCGGCATGAAAATCTCCCGAGCGTAGAGCCCGGGGGTGAATCGGTGCGTGACGGGAAGCTCGACGGGAGGAGCGTCGCTCGCGAGCATTGCCTTCTCAAGCACGTCGAGCCTCTCGTCAACGCTTTTCGCGTCAGGAGTGGCAGTCTTCACGGCTTCCAGGGCCGCGACCATCGCTTCGGAGCTCATGCCCGGTATGCCTCCACCGTCACGCCGAGAAGCGCGAAGTCGTTGTTGTTCGCGTCCGTCCCGCCGATCCGCTGAACGAGCAGGGTCAGCGTCGTGTCGGTCTGGATGCTGACCGGACTGGTGGTCAGCGCCAGCGAGGCCGAGAGCTGGGTGGTGGTCGCCGCAGGCCCCGGGTAGTTCGCGGTCGTGTCGCCAATCTCCCTGCCCGTGGTCGGGTCGATCGCCGGCCCCATCGCCCACGCAGCAACGCGGATCGAGTAGTTGTTCGTGCTCGCCCCCGTCGATGTGTAGTAGAAGGTCGCGCGGAGATAGTGGTTGCGCCAGTTCTGGCGCACCGGGAGAGCCCACGCGTAGCCGGTCGTCGATCCGTCGGGAAACGTCTCGATCGGGTGCCGTCCAACGAGCCTCCCTGTCGTGGTCGAACCGTTTCCGCATCCAGCGAAGAGCCAGAGGCGATCGTAGACCTCGTCGGTGTAGGAGCCGAGGACCTGGCGGTCGACGTCGGCAGCGCCGATCCCGGTCTCCCCGAAGCGCAGCCCCTCGGGCATCAGCTAGCCCTCCCGACCTCTTGCCAGCGCACGTAGATGCCCTGGAACGCGGTCGTCGCCGCGAGCGTGTACTGCGGTATGGCGACCGAGAACTGCCACCACGATCCGTTCACCACGAACGGGAACCACTGCGCCTCGTCCGCGTCCGCCGAGGTGTAGGTCTCCGAGTGCACCCCCAGGACCATCCGCTGATCGTGAGCGGCGGTCGCCGTGATCGACATCGAGGGCCAGGAACCACCGACCCCGAGCTTCGTGGTCCACACCGGGAGGATCCCCGTCACCTGAATCGACGTCGGGCGCTCCGAATCTTCGAGTCCGAGCGTCTGCCGCCGCGTGGTCAGCGTCGCGCTCAGCGTCGACGTGTCCGAGAACTCGCCGCGGTAGAGGTTCCCGTCCTTCACGCCGAAGAGCACCGTCCCGCGGAGGACGTGCGTGTCGTTGTTCGAGACGTTCGGCATCTGGCACAGGCTCGCCAGCGGGAGCGTCCCGGAGTAGCCGCTGCCAACGCTCCAGCGGTCCTCGCGGGGGTTGTAGAAAAGGCAGTCGTTGTGCGCCCAGGAGGACTGCCCGACCTTCTGGTACGACCAGACGATCAGGCCGGCGGCCGGGTCGTAGCTGCCGATGAGGACCTGGTCCTCGTCAGCGATTGAGGCGGGCATCGAGCGCGCCAGCGCGCCGCCGCTGAAGGCCGCATCGGTGAGATACCATCCGACGACGTCGGCGCCGATCCGCTCCGGCATCGAGACGCCGTCGGTGACGTAGAAGGAGTCGCCGCCCCAGAAATAGACCTTCGAGTCACACGAGACGATCGATCGCGAGTAGGGGGTCCCGATGCTGCTGGTTAGGTCGCGCACGCGGAAGACCGTGGCGCCGCCGGTCCACTCGATGGCGTGGATCGAGCGCCGCTTGAAGACGAGCGCGAAGTCGCCGCCGACGAGACCAGTGATCTGCCCCGGGCACGAAACGATCCTCTGGTAGTCGGTCTGCGTCTGCCGGTCGCGCCCGAACGAGCGCGCGTTGTCTACGGCAGAGATCCAGATTTCGTCGTCGTAGTGCCCCGAGAGGTTGATCCCGGCGAGCATGAGCTGGTTCCTGAACGGGGCACAGAACCGAGCCTTCGGCTTGTCCGTCGAGGTGATGAGGTCGGCGAACGCCCCAGTGTTCCCCGCCCGGTACTGGACCGGGTCGATGTAGTTGGTGGCGATCACGTCGTTGCCCCACGAGCAGAACGACCAGGACCCGGGGTTGATCGCCCCACCCGAGTAGCCGCCGCCCTTCGAGATGTCGGTCACGACCAGGCGACTCGCTTCGTAGAGCTTCGTCTTGCTGCCGACGAACGTCGTGGGGATGTCGCCGCGGTACGTCGTGACCGAGTCCGGGATCTGCATCTCGGCCCACGACACTTCGGCGCGGGACTCGGACGGACCCTGGACCTCGGCCCACGAGACTTCGATCCGTCGGACCTCGGGGACGGCGAACTCGAGCCAGTAGCATGCGACGTCGGGCTCGGCCGTGACGACCCGCAGGAACAGGTCGGTGTAATCGGTGATCGAGTTCGCCTCGGCGGCCGTGAGCGTGTAGCTGTAGGTCGTCGGGAGCGTCGAAAGGGTCGCCGACGGCAGCGCCGCGATCAGCGAGGACCCCTGGTAGAGGTAGACGTTGCAGGACGCGGACGCGGTCGAGAGCTTGCCAAGCCGGGCGCGCAGGATGTGGTCGCCGGAGCAGAGCGGATCGCTGACGTCCGAGAGCGAGAGGTAGACGTCGAAACCCGGCTGCATGACGCTGCCGTAGAAGTAGTCGGAATCCGATGCGCTGGCCTCGTCGACCGCCTCGTAGAGCGTCGCCTCGGTCGAGAGCGGGAGCGTCCCTGTGTAGCTGTCGTCGCCGTCCGGCCGAGCGTACTGGAAGACGGTGCTCGTCGCCTCGGCCGGGAACGACGCCTCGAACTCCATCGAGAGGGCCGCGAGGTCGATCGTCTCGTCGACCACGAACCCAGACGACTGCGTCGCGAACGTGGTGGAAGCGGACGCGTGGGTGTTCTCGGCGATCAGCGTGGATCCATGCTTCAGCCGGGCGACCAGCTTCGCGCCAGCGTTTGCCCCGCGGTAGCGGTAGCGCCAGCTGTAATGCGTCCACGGCTGGACGCTCGCAATGGCGCCGAAGGTCGCGACGTAGGAATCGCTCGATCCTCCGACCGACAGCGCCTTGCTCTTCGCGTAGTCGCCGTCTCCCGCGCTCGTCTCGTCGATCGTGGCGTAGAGCGAGGATCCCGATCCTCCGTTGGTGAGCCAGCCGCCGATTGACGAGTCCGCAGTCGGCCGGGCGTACTGCGCCGATCCCGGCACGGTCGCGATGAACTTGAAGATCAGGTTGTTCAGGTTCCCGATGGAGGCGATCTCTGGACCCGAGAGCGCGTACTCGGCCGTCGTCCAGTCGGGGACCGCCGAGGCCCCGCTGGCCGTCAGCGTGGCACGGGTGGTCGCGAGCCCCTCGAGCAGCTTGAAGTCGAGCGTCCACGCGCCAGTCGTGACGGGGATCCGGTAGCGGAAGCGGATGTAGTAGTTTACCGCCGCGCCTCCGCCCGCGGGGTTCGTGACGTTGACGTAGAACGCCGCGGAGCTTGGGGCGTTCCCGGCCACGATGTAGTCCGACTCGCTCGGCGACTCCTCGTCGATGAAGGTGTAGAGGTCGTCGGCCGCCCCGGTCTTCGAGCGCCACGCGGAGTTCGGCACGTCGGTCTTCGGCCGGAGGAACTCGAGCGCCTGCGCCTGCTGGTAGACGTGGGTGTAGGCGCCCAGGCACGAGTCGTCGGCCACCGAGCAAAGGCGATTGATCCCCTGCAACGCTCTCCATCCGCCGTGGATCGGCAGGACGTTGCTCGCGACTGAGAGGCCGGGACCGTAGTCCCCGCCGTCGGGCTGGAACGCCGAGAACGGGATGAAGGTGATCGGCACGTCAGGCTCCGCCGAAGGTCCATGCCGCCTGCACGCCGCGCAGCTTCTTCATATGCCACTCGTTCTCGAGGGTCTCGAGCTCGGCCTGGAACAGACCGAGCGCCATCTGCGCGGCCTCGGCGTCCTTGGCGAGCGTGAGGTGGTAATTGTAGAGCACCGCGTTCATCAGCGCCGTCTCGCCGCGGTCGAACCACGGGTTGGTGTGGGTGGTCGACGCATCGGTGATGAGGTCTCCGGTCGCGGTGTCGCGCGTCGCGTCCTTGAAGTAGTCGCCTTTGATCGTGACGACCGTCCGTGGCACCGGGGCGAAAATGAGCTTCTGGTGGTGCCACGCCCACGCCGCGAGGACCTCTCCCTCCTCGTAGGGGCCGAACTCCTCGCGAATCACCGCGATCGGCGCCGGACCGTGGATCAGGATGTTCTGCGCGTTGACGCCCGATCCGATCTGGACGTAGACGGTGTCGAACTCCATCGCCGCCGGGGGGAACCCGACCGCCGTGGAGTCGTACTCGGCCTGTCCAGCCACCGTCGAGAAAGAGAAGCTGTCCTCCATCATCAGCGTCCGCTTGTGGCTCAGGCTCTTCAACCACGAGACGGTCGCTTGCTTGATGAACGGGGTCGTCCGGAGGTTCTTGTTGTTGACCCGGTCTTCGCACTTCACGATGAACTCCGCGAAAGTGCTCATTCGACCCCTCCAGGAGAGAACAGAAGCCGGCGACGGTCCCCTCGGCAGAGGAGAACCAGGAGGACCTCGGAAACCGCCGCCGGCCGACTACCCATGGCGTCAGCGCCAGATGGCGAGGAGCACCATCGTCGGGGTGGCGGCGGCGTTCCGCGCCGTGTTGACGTAGGTCCCGATGATGCCGACGTTGTCGGCGTCGCTCGGGACCTGCGGGAGCGTCGGGAGGAGCACCCACGTCACGGTCGTGATGGCCGTGGCGAAGGCGGTCCCGGCGTTGTAGAGGATGGTGTCCGTCGCGGTCCCGTTCTTGTCGACGGTCCGGAGGATGATGTCCATGTCGAGCACGCCGGTGCCGGAGTCGCCGTCGCCGCAGGTGAAGGCGAGCGCGACGAGCTTCTTGCCGTACCGGACCGGGATGAGCCCGACGAAGTCGCCGGCATCGTCCAGGGACGTGTCGGCGTAGGTGTAGGAGACGATGTCGCAGTCGTCGCCGAAGGGCGAGGAGATCGGGCGCCCGGTTGCCGGGGCCGACGAGCTCGCGCTGGCGAAGAGCGAGGAGTAGACGCTGGTTGCGGCCATGATCGCGCTCCTTAGACCGCGCTGTAGTGGACGACCCGGAACGAGCTCCAGGACGTGCCGTTGACGATCGTGCGCTTGAAGCCGCGCACCGTGTCGGTGAGGATCGAGAGCCGGCGGTGAACCACGTGCTCGGAGTAGCCGAGATGATCGCCGTCGGAGAAGCTCTCGCCGTACATCCAGTGACCGGCCCGGGCGCCGAAGAAGGCGGCGCAACGGGTGTTCGCCTGCGCGGCGCCCGTGGTGATGCCCTGCGGGGCGAAGTCGGAGCGCAGCACGAGGGTCTTGCCGTAGATGAACCCTTCTCCGGTGATGAGCGGGCTCATCGACAGGTCGAGACCGCCCTGGATGGCGGCCTTCGAGAGGTCGTACATGTCGCTCCCGGTGCTGTTCTCCTTGATCTGCTGGAAGCCCGTCCCGTGGCAGATCAGGATGTACAGCGGGCCGAAAGGCGTGTCGGCCGGGACCATCGGCCAGTCGACCCACGCGGTCGAGGTGGCGCGCGTGACGAGGTCGTCGATCACGTGGGTGTCGAGCACCGACGTGTTGTCACCGGCGACCTGCGCTTCCGTGGTGTTGGCGCCCGAGCCGTCCGGGCAGTAGTAGATGTGGTTTGCGTCCTGAGCGGTCACGATGTTGCCGCCCGAGAAGCCGTAGTCGGTGTAGCCGGTGTTGACCAGCGTGTTGCCGACAAGCTGGTTGAAGACGGTGCGCTCGTCGAGGTACGCCCACTGAAGGGCGAGACGCGAGAGCACCTGCGCCTTGCGGTCGAAGTCAACGAGCCCCTGCTCGAGGATGTAGTTCTCGACCTTGCCGTCGTACTTGAGGTATCGCAGCGCGACCGAGTCCTCGTACTCGGATTCGGTCGACTCGGCACCAACGGTGGCGTCTCCGGCGCCCTTCGGCGCCTCGTTCCGGTTGGCCGCCGTGAAGCGGATGTTGAAGGTGGTGCCGCGCGTCGCGCCGGCACGATCCTCGAGCACGAACGCCGAGGTGTCTTCGGTGCCGACGAATGCGCTGAGTGGGGTGCTGAGCTCGGCCTCGAGAATCAGACCGGCCTTGGCCTTGGTCAGATTCAGTGCCGAGCCGTAACCGATGTCGCTCATCCGGGTGGTCCTCCGTGAGGGACTGCTCCCTGTCGCGGAGGCGTTTTAGGTGCCTCTGAACCGCTCGGCCTTTTCGAGCCTCGGCCGGTGTGGCGCTCGGGTTTCCCGCCCCGGAGGCGGCCGCGATCAGCTCGCGGTGGGCGCTCGGCGCGCGATCGGCGCCGGAGATTGGTGCAGCTATCGTAGCGCTACGCGCCGTCCGAGAGAAGTGCCCTCAGGCGCGCGCGTGCGTTCGGTGCCTTGATCCCCTCGCGAGCCATCGCCTCTCGGACCTCGGCGACGGTGACTCGGTCCTTCCCGCGGAGCGACGCGATCCCGCCGCCGGCCGTCTTGCCGACCCCGCCCTGCGAAAGCGAGCCGGCGAGACCGGAGCGGGCCGCCTTCTCGAGGGCCTGGGTCTCCTCGCGCCGCGCTGCCGTCGGCGCCGGCTTGCGTTCCGGAACCGGTCCGGCGGGAGCCTGAGCGCCGATTCCCTCGGCGCGGATCGCCGAATCGACGTAGGCCGCCGGGTTGAAGCCGTGTTGCAGGGCCATCACCACCATGCCGTTCAAGTGCATGCCGACCAAGGCGTTCGCTGCCGGGACGTTCCCGCTCGGCTGGTCCGGGTAGCCCATCGCGCGGAAGCGCTGGAGCAGCGTCTTCGCGTAGACGTCGAGGCGCTCCTGATACCCCTGGCCCTGCGGCGAAGCCGCGTAGAGTTCCTCGGCCACCTCCATCGTCTCGCGACGCTCGTCGAGTGCAGCGAAGAACTGCTCTTGCTGCGCCGCCTGGCGCTGCTCCTGCTGGCGCCGATCCTCCTGGCTCTCGAAGAGCTTCGTCAGCGGCGAGAGACGCTCCTCGATCGCCTTGACGGACTGGCGGTCGCGCCACAGATACCAGGAGCGCGGGTCCTGGTCGAAGTCCGGCTCCGGGTCTTCGACCTTGGCCGGCGCTGCGGCGGCGGCGGGATCGTCGCGCGAGGTCAGAACGCTCCGGCCGAACTCTCGCCATTCCTCGTTCTCCTGGCGCAGCCGCTCGAGCTCGCGCTTGCGGGAGATGCGGTCGCGGATCGCCTGCTGCGTGCGGAGGTGGACATCCTCCGCCGACTGGTCTCCCTGCCCGGAGCCGCCCGACGCGGGCGCCTTGCCCGGCTGCGCCGGCCCAGCGGGAGAGGACGACGGGGAGAGCGACTCGGCGAGCTTCGGATCGCCCCCGAACCGCTCGATCACCTTCGCGTTCCGCGAGTCGGTGGCCTGATCGACGGACTGTCCCGACGAGCTCTGCTCCGGGGGAGCGGCTGCCGGGGTGAGTTCTGGTTCCATGCTCTCGGTCTCCTCTGTGGGTTACGCCTGCGGGGGCGCCTGTCCGCCCCCTTGCTGCGCCTGGATCTGCTGCATCACCTGGCCGACGATATCGGCCGCCTGGTCGGGGGGCATCCCGAGCAGGGCATTCATCACGCCCTCGCCCGTCTTCATCGCCTCGAGCTGCTTCGCCGCACCCTCGTAGGTGTCGCCGAGGATCTTCGCCTGGTCGCCTGGGAGCGGCATGTTCTTGAGGAGCACCATGAGCAGCGGGCTGATGTCGAGCCCGGCGCCCTTGATCGTCTCCGCGAGCTCCTTGAATACCCCCTGCTCGAGGATCTTGTAGACCGCCTGCCGGCTGGTCGGGCTCGCCTGGCCGACGTCGACGGCGACGTTGAACTCGAGCGGGTCGACCGTCTTCAGGATGGACCCGGGGGTGAGCGGCATGCCCCGCTCGTCGAGGATCGGCTGGTCCGTCTCCTCGTCCCAGAGCATGCCCTTGAAGTCCCGCGGGTTCACGGTGCCGATCATCTTGTCGAGCGTCGACACCGGGAGCAGCTTCAGCATCATCTCGAGCCGCAGGCGGCCAGCGCGTATCCGGTAGAGCGTGAACGGGTCGATGGCCGGGTTGAGCATGACCATCGACTGGCTCTGCATGTTGCTGATGAGCACGTTCGACCGCTCGGTCTGCATCGTACCCTTCAGCGCGTCGGTCACGCCCGTGATGTAGCTGAACATCGAGATCAGGACGTCGAGGAACCGTTCGAATCCCTGCATCCCCTGGCCGACCGGCTTCTCCTTGATGCGCCCAGCCGTGACGGCGTCGTTCGCGACGACGTGCCACATCCCGGGGATCGACTGCTCCGCCTGGAACGCCTCCAGGGAGCCGAGCACCGCCCCCTTCTCGATGAACCCTCCGCCCTTCGAGTTGCGGCCGAGGATGTCGATCTGCACGCCGAGTGTGCGGTTCAGGTACATCTGAGCCCCGAGCACCACCTCCGCCACGCCGAAGAAGCGGACGCGCTCCTCGGTGACGTTCTTGTGGCGGAAACACGTGATGGCCTCGTAGGGGAACCCGGAGATTTCGAGCTCGTTGTGTTCCAGGACGACGCCGTCCCCGGGCTTCGCCGAGTCGCCGAGGATGAAAGCGCGGAACACCTTTTCGCGCGGGTAGCGGAAGCTCACCTCGATCTCGAGCGGCTCCGGCGGCTGCGGCAGCATCTCGTGGGGAGGCGGAGGCGTCCCCGGGGGAGCGTCGACCACCGCGAGCGCCGCGGTCGCGGCCTGCTGCTGGAACTCGGCGGAGGCCACGCGGAACGAGTCCTCGAGCTCCGCACGGCGCGCGGCGAGGGCCTCGAGGTCGGTGTCCATCTCCTCGCCCGTCTCCGGATCGGTCCAGACGACGTGCGGCACGTAGCGCTTGTAGCAGAAGTCGTAGACCAGGACGCGCGATCGGCGGCCCGGGTTCTTGATCTTGGACCACTTCCCGCGCTCGGACGCCATCGGGGCCGAGGTAGGGATGAGCCCGAGGTTCACCTTCGTCCCGACGTCGTTCGCCTTGTCGGGCCAGCGCGCCTGGATCTCCTCAAGGATCCACCCGCGGCGCCGGATGAAGTAGCGGCCGTCGACGAGGCAGTCGTCCGTTGCGTCCGGGTCCGGGAAGCACTCCCACGGCTGCACATGAACCGTGCGGACCTGCGCCGGCCGCTTCGACAGGTCCAGGAACGTCTCGGTGAAGCCGTAGCCGCAGACCAGGTCGTCCGTGAAGCCATCGCTCTCGTGGCGGTAGCCGTCGCTCTTCGCCATGGCGGCACGGTTGAGGCGGGTCCCCCACTCGGCTTGCACGGCGTCTTCGGCCTCGAGCCCCGTGCCGCGGAAGACGGCCTCCTTCCGGTCCGCCTGGTCTCCGCCGACGACCGCGTTGATGGTCCCGAGCATCAGGTTGTAGTCGATAGGGGGGCGCTTCGTGCGCTGAAGGTTGCTCTTGTCGGCGTCAGAAAGGGTTTCGCCAGCGTAGGCGTCGAAAAGGCGCTTCGCCTTCTCCCAAATCGGATTGAACCAGGATTGCGAGTCCTTCAGGCAGTCCCAGAAGAAGTCCGTCAGCTCTTTGTCGTTGAGCGCCTTGCCGAATTCCGGCTCGGAGGTGAGGCTCTTCACGGTGTTGTCTGCCACCTACCACCCCCACCCGCTGACTGCGTTCGCCTCTTCGAGGCGCGAGGATTCGTGCGACCCCATGAGGGACGCCGGATCGGCCGGGACCTCCTCCGGGTACGGGAGGAGCGACTTCACTTCTGGCTGCTCGGCCCAGGCGTCGCAGTCGAGCGCGTCGTCGTGGACCACGGACCCCGGGACGGGCGTCCACTTCGAGAATTCGTCCTCGACGAACTGGCGATAAGTGTCCCGCGAGTCGTGGACCTCAGCGCGCGGCGTCACCAGCGTCGTGTCGCGCGTCGTCGCGCGAATCGCGTCGATGTAGCGCGGCCCGCTCCCGTGACCGAAGCCGGCGGACGGGTTCCACACGTCGCCGCGGCGGTAGGCGGGCTGGAGCAGCGAGATCCGACTCTCCTTCGGCCGCTTGATCGCCGGCAGCTTGCGGATCTCGAACCGGTAGGAGCGAGTCTCCTGCTCCTTCTCGACGGTTCCCTTGATGCCCGACCCGGCGTACTCCTCGATCCAGGTAGTCGTCGGCCGCCAGAGGCGCACGAGCGAGAAGATCAGGTCGAGAGCATCGGGGAGCTGGAGCCTCTCGCGCCAAAGGTCGATGTTGTAGCGCCGGCCGTCGGCGCCGAGCCCGATGATCCGGAAGACCCAGAAGTCCGATCGGCTGCTCGGGTCCAGGCCGGCGGGGTCGATGATGAGCTGGAGCACCTTGCCCTTCGCCTCTTCGCGCGGCGTCTTCGAGTATTCCTTGAGCCAGGCGAGGTCGAAGCCCTGGTCGCCCTTCGCGACCGGGTCCCCCTGCATCTGGCACGAGAACTCGTAAGGACCGAGCTTGCGGCGCCACTTCTCGAGGAACGCCCGGGACCGGAGCTGCGGCGTCCAGTCCTTCTCCGCGTCGGCGTTCGCCGACCACTTCAGGCCGGGGACCTTCGGCACGTAGGCGGGGCGGTACGAGCGGCGCGAGAAGAAGTCCCCCTCGCGCAGGAGACGCATGTTCGGGTCGTCGGCGTCCCACACCGTTCCGACCCAACGGGTGATCGTGTCGTCCTGGCCGAGGGCGACCGACTGGCGCATGCGCTTCTTCGTCTCCTCGATCTCCCGGACGCTCGCGACCGTCTTCTGGACCACGGCATCGTCGACGATGATCCGCCGGTAGTGGCCGCTGGTCGGCTGGTGGGTGATCGAGTGGATCGAGAACGTGGGCTCGCGCGGGCCGGGCGGCCGAAGCACGGTGATGCGGTCGCCGGTAAAAAGCGGGTAGGCCCGGACGTCAGAAGCGAACGTCTTGGGCCAGAGCTTCGGGAAATTCGGGTTCTTCCTGAGCTCGTCCGAGAACGAGGTGAAGATTTGCTCGCCGGCCTGGTCGACCTTGTGGGTGAGGATCGCCACCGTTAGCGTGGGGTCCTTCGCGAGCTCCCAGAGGCTGAGGTTCTTGGTGACGAGCTCGGTCTTGAAGAAGAAGCGCGCCCAGTTGTAGAACACGTCCTCGGCGCTGGCCTCCGCGTCGTCCTGCAATTCGCGGCAGCAGTCGAAGACGAAGGGCTCGTCGATCCACAGGCTCCCGCGGCGCGAGTGCCCGGGGTCCTTGATCTTGAACCGGCCGAACGACGTGACCCACTTGCAGAAAGCCCAGAAGTCCACCTCCACGAGGGAGCGCAGTCGGGAATGCGCTCGAGCCCGGTCGGTATCGCAACGGATCGTCTCCCACGCCTCGGTGTAGAGGGGGGAGTCGGGGCGAGACGGGAGCGACCAGGGGACGTCAGGCATCGGTCGCCGCCTCTTCGGTCTCCTTCGGCTGGAGCCCGCCAGCATGCCGCGCCGCGAGTTCGCCGAGCCAGGTGTCGTGCTCCCTCGAAACGTCGTGCTCGTTGACCTGAGGGTCTCCGCCACGCGATGCGCCGTCGGAGTCCCCGCGCCGGTAGCGCCCGACGTTCGCGACGAGGAACGCCCGCGCCGCCGTCACCTCGCCGGCTGCCCCGCCCTTCGCGATCGTGTCCTCGTTCTGGATCTTGAGCTCTTCCCACCAGTCTTCGTAGCGCTCGCTGAACTCCTTCGAGCTGCGGAGCCACCCCTTGACGGTGCGCCAGCGGACGTGCGCCTCGTTGCACGCCTCGATGCGGTCGTTCTTGGCGGCGAGCACGCGGAGAAAGCGGCGCTGATCCGACGAGAGGGTGCCGGGAGGCTCCTCGGCCGCGGTGCCCGGCTGCGGATCCGGGGCAACCGAGGAAGCCTCCTCGGCGGCGGGGGGTGTTGCGGCCGCCGGGGCGGAGGCGGTGGACTTCCCCTCCTGCGCCCCGACGATCGGACGCAGAAGGGCGAGGATCTCAGCCTCCCTCGCCTTCCACGTCGGGTTATCCTTGCGGTAGTCCGTGAGGTGCTGACGAGATGGGACCCCAGCCATCCGGCGGATGGCAGAGCGGCGCATCGTCGCGCCGTGCTTCTCGAGCAGTTCGAGGTACTGCTCGTAGGATCCCGCGCTCATCGCTCGTCAGACCCGCCGATCGCGCGGCGGGCGCGTGCGCATCGGCATGATCGCGCCGCGGCCGGCGTTGTTCCCCATCACGCCCTGAGCCCCGCCGCCGTTCATGCTGGCGTAGCCGCCCGGGACGTCGCCCATGTTCCCGCGGCCCGAGCCGAACGCCGAGCCCGACCGAGCCATCATCGCCGCGCGAAGCGCCTCGATCTGGCGCGGGTCCGGGCCCTGGCCGTCCATCGGCATCGGGCCTCCTCCGCCAGCGTTCGGAGGAAGCATCGCCGGGCGCTGGTAGAGCTGCGCGAGGCTGCCGAGCGTCGGGGGTCCGCCGCCCATGGTCGCCGACTGCATCGGATCGCCACCCCCCGGGGCCCCCCCCATCGCCATCGGCGGCGGACCGACCGGCTCGTTCTTCGGACCCTCGGCGCCGAACCCGCCACCGGCGAAGGGAGCCGGAACACCCTGCGGCGGGCCGCCCATGAATCCGGGGTCACGACGCGGGCGCCGGAACCCGAACGGGGCGGACGGGACTCCCGGGGCCGAGCCGGCGCCCGGGTCCGGTCCCACCTGGATCGGCGGGCCGAGCAGCCGAGGGTCACGCCCCCCGATCGGAGGGTCGATCCGCTGCGCCGGGTCCGTCTGCGGGGGCATCCGCTGGGGCGGGCTCTTGAACTGAGACCCTCCCCCCTTCTTCACGAGATCGCTCGCCTTGACCGAGGCTCGGCCAAGCGCTCCGGACGAGACCGGAGAGACCCCTGCCTTGTAGGCCATCGTCCTGCTCCTCCCTGGCCGGATCGGCCGTCAGCGCTTGCCCGTCTTCTTCGTGCCGGCCGCCGGCACCTTGCCGGCCGGGGGCGTCGTGCCCTTCTTCGGGAGGGAGCGCCCCTCCGGGAACCCCGGGAAGCTCGTGCCCACGTTCTTCATCGCCCTGCTCCTTTTCGTCCTCGTCGAGCCACCGATTGCTCCGCCGCCGCCGGGCCGCTCCCGACTTCTGGCCGGCGAGCCGTCGCTGCTCGATCGCTTTCTTGACCGCCTCGCCCGACACGTCTCGGGACTCGAAAATCCCCTTCAGCGCGTGAAGGAGATCGAATGGCATCTTCCCGCCAGCCGGCACGATCTCCGTGCGCTGCCGCCCCCCAGAAATCACCAAGCGGGGGTCGCGGTGGCTCGTGTCGAACCGGACCTCGTGCCGTGACCGCACCATCGCCACGGACTTCGGGGACGACAGGGCCATGAATCCGGCCAGGTGTTCGCCCCGCAGCGCGCCGCGGATCACCTTGCAGTGGATCCTCCCGGACGGCCCGACCAGAATGAACCGGTCGGCGTCCTTCCGCAGGTTGCGGATCTGCCAGGCGCTCATCCTCGCCCCCCGGACACCAGAACCCCGCGCGGCGCCCGCCGACCCGGGACCACCTGCGGGAGGGTCGGCAGGACCAGCCCCGACTCGAGCTCCTTCACGACAGCTCGCGGGATCCGGACGAACACCAGCATGTCGCGCTTCTCCTGGTCCCCCCCACGAAGCGAGAGGACCGTCTCGTCGGGGACCTGGACGGTGATTGCGCCCGGCGCCCCGTTGCGCCCGCGGCGCATCTCGGTGACATTCGGCGTCACCGGGTAGAGCGAAACCCGGTCGACGTGGTGCTTGAGAGCCAGGCGGAGGGTGTGCAGAACGTTCATCCCTTGGCGACCCCCTCGCCGTACATCTGGCTCCTCGTCCCGGTGCGCGGGCAGATGGGATCGAGCGTCGGGCGCGGGGGGTGAGCTGGCGTCATGCGATGGCCGTCCATGCGTCGACCGCGGCCAGCACAGCAGCGGCCCGATACTGATCGGCGTCGCCGTGAGCTCCAGAGCAGGTGACGACCTCGGCGACCGTGGCGCCGGTAGCCCGAGCAGCCAGCGCGTCGGCGTGGTCAGCCTTCGGGGTGGTTGTGTCATCCGGAGACGCAAACAGCAGCAGGCGCTTGCCGTTCCAGGTGGACGCCGCGAGCAGCAGCAGTACGGTCGATCCGCTCACCGGTCAGCCCCCCATCGAGACTTCGATCGCCGATCCGTACAGCAACAACAGCGACGTGCTCGAGCTCAGCGGCATCCAGCCCTACTCCGCGAGCGCTACCCGGATCGTCCGGGCCGGGTCCTCGGCAGAAGCGCTCACGACCTGGAGGCAGCGGAACGCCGCCAGCCGCGCCTGCATCTCCGCGGTCAGCGTCACCCACTTCCCCGTCGTCACCGTCAGAGCGTCCAGGGCCGCCCCAGAACCATCCACCGGGTCAACCAGCGTCCCGCCCGGGTCCTGCCCCACCAGGAACGTCACCGCCGCCCCGTCCCATGCGCTCTCCCCGAAGTAGAACGCCAGAAACTTCGCGTTCCCCTTGTCGAGCACCGACGAGGTCGTCTCCGTGGCGGCGATCGTGAGCGTCTCCAGCCGGTACATCGCCCTAGCAGCCCTTCTTGCCCTTGCCCTTGCCCTTGCCGCTCTTCGCCATCGGGTGGCCTCCTGTTCTGTGGTCGGGTCGATCGAGCCGGACACCCAGCCCTGCGCGCACCGTGCGACGGAATCACCACGGCGTCAAGGGGATCACTGACTTTCTTGGGGGGTTTTTTCTGGGGTGGGGTGTGCGAGGACGGGATGCGCTGGACCGGGAGGCCGCCGCCGGACACCCCCCCCCGTCACCCCGCCCGACGCCTCGGGTGTCGCTGTCACGTGGCGCCGAGGGGGCCGACGTGGTGTAAGCCGTCGCTGTTGTCTGTACACGTGAGCTGTCATAATCACGCGATGCGTGCTAACCTACTGAGAATAAAGGGAAAGGCTAGTTTACCTAATGGTCGTTATCGGACGCTGCACCGCGGCATGTCCCCTTGGGATGTCGTTCCGGTAATGCCCTTCGAGCTCGCCCGGGCGGGTGTCGAGCTCCGGCGAGGGGCGAGACCGACTGTTACCTTTCGACACGCACTGAGACATTTCGTCCCACTTCGTTCTCCCGGTTGAAACGAAACGTTTCACGGCCTCGGGATCCCGCGCCTGGTCGTCGATCGTCGCCGGCAGGACCCGCCGGAGCTTGTGTGTCTTTCTCGCGCGCACGGGTGCGTGAGCTTGGGAGTCTCGGGGGAGACGGGCAGGAGGGGGTGCCACTACTGTGGAGTCCGCACTAGTGTGGCAGTTTCTTGGTCATGCGCTGTCTTTCACTACACTGAGAGAGAGACACCAAGACCGAGAAGAGACTACACACTCTCTCTCCCCTATCAATCCCCCCTATAGTCCCCCCTTTCTTTCCCCTCTCTCTCGTGGGTGGAGCGTCGACACCCGAAGAAACTCGACCAGAAACGAGGGGATCGGACGGCGACGGAATTCGGCCCGGCAGAATTACCCAGCCTCAGGAACTGATCCGAGGTTCGAGCTCGATCCGCCCGGCGCCTGGTGCTCCTCTCGCCGCGGCTTGCTCCCCCTGCCGGCGGATCCGCGCGACGCAAGCCGGGGGGCCCTTGACGGTTCGTCGATCGCTGCCGGAGGATCGTCCCGGGTCCGCGTGGGACCTTGGGCGGCATTCTCTCCCCGCCCAACGCTTCACCCCTCGGGGAGGTCGCCGATCCTTCCCGAGGGTTCCTACCCCGATCCCCACCCAACAATGCGCCGTCCCCCACCCGAAAAGGTGGCGTCACCCCGCTTGACACCCTCCGGGGATCCCGTGGCATACTGTGCGCACACCACAGCTCGAGCGCGTCCCGCAACGGCGCGAACGGGCGACAACCAAGGGAGACGGGACATGACCGCCGACGCAACGCCAAGCATCACCCGCTGCTATGACTACCCGGACGGCAGGATCGTCTACGCCGTGCCGTGTCTCGGCGGCCACGACGTCAACCGGCACCGCAGCGAGTTGCTCGTCGAGATCATGCCGACGCACGGGTGGCTGGCTGAGGCCAACACCGGCGAGTGTCTCGTCGAACTCGGCGACGCCGAGCTGATCGGGTGGGGCGACCTTGACGGCCCCGCGGTCGTCGTCAAGGTCGCCGGAGCTGGCTGGCAGGTCGCCATCCCCCGCACCGCCTACAACGCACTTGTCCAGATCCAGGCGCGCAAGGATCACTAGGTCCCGCGGTGGGGCGCTGCTCCCGAGCGATCGGGGGCAACGCCAACCCGCGGGGCGCAACCCCAGCACTACACAGGGAGACGGGATCCCATGACACTGCGCACCCTCACCTCTGCCGAGCGGTCGACGCTCGCGTCCGACGTCCGCCGGGAACTGCGGACCATCGCCCGCAGGCTCGACGATCGCAGCATCGACCCCGCGGAACGCGAAGGACTGCGCCGGCAGTACCACGGCTTGCAGGCCACGCACCGGGACCTCTGCACGATCCCCGGCGAGGTCGAGTAGAAACCACCATCACGCCACCCGCGGAACGCAACGCCGCGGGCTGGCGCTACCAGGAGACGGGAACAATGGGCACCAAGAAAGCACGTCCGAACGTCCAGCGCACCGCAGGAGTCGACGCCTACTACCGTATGCAGGCGTGGGGGCTGGAACTCGCCGCGAAGCTGGACGCGCGCGGGCCGGTGGCGAAGTCCGCCGCTCGCGTCGCCGCTGACCAGTGCAACAGCGCCGGAAAGGCTCGGGAGATCGCCTTGCGACTCGCGCGGGCGGGTGACGCTGACTGCGCCACGTGGCAGAGTCGAGCTCGCGAGCTCCAATCGCGAAACAGCCCCTACCAGTACGCCACCGCGGCATTCTCCGATGAGTCCCTGCGCGCGGAGTGCCGGGAGGCTCTTGTGACCGGGGCGGCGTATCCTCGCGGGTTCCGGTCGCCCCGCGACTTCGCCGCGGCACTCTACGCTGCCGGCGAGGCCCTCGAACGCGCGAGGGATGCGGCGAACCACGCGGGGCGACTCGAGCGCGAATGGTCGCCCCGCGTGAAGGAGAGCCTTGAGAGCCGGCAGGCGGACACCCGCAAGGCCGCCGCGGTCGTCGGTCAAGCTGCTCGGTGGATGATCCGACTCTGCGCCATGGCGCGCGAGCAGTCGCCGGGGTTCCAGGGCTGTCGCCTGCGGTGGCAACCCATCCTCGCGAAGCCGCTGACGCTGGCGCAGATCGAGGAGCACGCCGTCGGATTCTGGTGCGCTTACGACCCCGCCACGGCGCCGGCAGAGTCGGCCGACCTTGGCGACACCCCTGCCGAGGAGGCGACCGCCGCTCCTGCTCCGACTGTGGATCTGCCGGATGTCGCCCCGACTGTCGCCGCGGTGTCCGCTGCGGTCGCCGAGCTCGTCCCCGTGCGGACGTCGACCACGACGCGGGGCGGGACCTCCGCCGCCCTCCGGCGCATCCGGCAGGGACTCACGCCGCAGGAGCACGACCGCATGCGGCAGGAGCATCGCGCCAGCGCCGCCGCCCTGCCGTCCGCCACCCCGCCGCCGACCCCGCCCGCGAAGTCTACCGGCGCCGTCCGGAAGTCCCGCGAGACTCCGGAGCAGCGCGACGCCCGCATCGCGGCGTGGCGCGAGCAGAACGCGGAGGAGCGGGAGCGGCGCCGTCTCGCCGCGGCCGCGGAACGGGAGCAGCGCCGGGAAGATTGGCGCCGCGCGCATGCTCGGCCGGCGCTCCGGATCGTGCGCAGCGCTTAGGCCGCGCGGTGGGTGGGAGCCTCCGATCCCCGGATCGGGGGCTGTCGCAACCCGCGGGGAACCGCGAAACGGCGCTACCAGCGCCAGCGAGGAGAACAGCATGAGCGAGACGACGCACACGCCCGGTCCGTGGCTCGTCACTGGCGGCAACGCAACGCCGTGCGTCAACGATTTGACCGGACGGGATGTCGCGTGGCCATCGCGTCGCAGGGGCTATCCGGCCATGGCCAACGCCCGCTTGATCGCCGCGGCGCCGGAGCTGCTGGACGCGTTGCGAGATGTGGTGTCCTACTACGTCGTGCGCATCGGCGGCAAGGTCGACACGCGCAGGGCTGCGGCGCTCGATCGCGCCCGCGCCGCCATCGCCAAGGCCGAAGGGGGGGAGGGGTAGCCATGGACGAGACGACAAGCCCCGAATCGAGGCAGATCGTCAACATGGCGCTCGGGCGCCTGTTCTCGATCATGTCCCGCCCGTTTCGCGAGGGGGACATCGAGCAGTTCGAGCGCGTCCGCGCCGTGGTGGTGAGTGAACTCGGAGAGGAGCGGGTCGAGCCTGTCCACTGCTGGGCTCGCGACAGGCTCAGGGGAGCACAGGGGCAGGACTGATCCCGAAGGGCGATAGAATCCGTCCGCACAGAAATAACCCCTCGCGCTGCGCAACCAGCCGAGGGGCGTGGGACTTTCCGCGGGTGACGGGGTCGGCGGACCGTCCGCACAGGAGGATAGCATGGCACCGCCCAAGAAGGACAGGGCTTTGAACGGGCGCCTATTCTGCCGAGTCGAACTGTGGGAGCTCGAGCGGTGGAGTCGCGCCGCCCGGCTCGCGGGAGAGTCCGGCCGTTCGGAGTGGGTCCGCAAGGCTCTCCACCTGGTTGCCGAGGAGGTCGAGCGGCTTTCCGGTGTCGAGCCCGCCGACTACCAGCGCCAGCCGAAAAATGGTGCTTGACAGCGATTCGAGCGAGGAGTAGCGTCGTCCGCACACAACAGAGGCCGTCCAGTAGCGAGCTGAACGGCCTCACCGGCGGATCGGATCGGAGGTCCGAACGTGCCAGTCACCAGCCAATCTAGACAGGAAACCCGGGGAGCGCAAGCCCCCACCCGCGAAGCTCGACGCGCCCTCGCCATCGCGACGCGGCGCCGCTACCTGATCCACCCCTCGCTGTCCACCCTGCGGCGCTCGGCCGAGCTGACCGCCGCTGAACTCGCCCCCGTCGTCGGGGCATAGAGGAGCACGCATGCCGATGGAAACGGCCGACAAGGCCAAGAAGCGCACCCCCTCCGACCTCGTCGCGTTCGAGGTCCCCCTCGCGGGAGAGATCCGCGAGGTGTCGAAGCTCACCGGGATCCCGTTCGCCACGATCCGCGCCCAGATCGCCGAGACCGGGCAGGCCGAGTTGACCCGCATGTTCTCGGGGAAGGTCCACGCCGCCGTCGTGCAGCGCCAGGCCCAGATCCTCCAGAACGCCGCCAAGACGAGCCTTGAGGCGGGGGCGACGCAGTGAGCGAGCCCATCACCACCACCGCGACGCCGGCTCCCGTCTGGGAGGTCCTGTCGGCCGAGGAGACCGCGCTCGCTCGCCGGGTCGAGGACTCGTTCCTCCGGCGCATGGAGTCGATCGAGAACGCCGAGGTCCTGTTCGAGAAGCGGACGATCTTGCTCGAGAGCGCGCATCGCATCGCCCTGCGGCGCACCCGCCCGGAGGATTGGGTCCTGTTCAAGGACCGCTCCGGCGCGGAGACCGCGATGCTCACGGCGAGCGGCGCCGACCTCGTGGCCGACGTTTTCGGGATCCAGATCGCCAACATCCGGCCGCTGGATCACCGGGGGGTGTTCTCGCCGGAGAAGGAGCCCATCCCCGGGAAGACCGGGACCTACACGCTGCGCGCCTGGTGCGACGCGCGCAGCAGCATGACCGGCCGCGAGGTGCTGTCGCTGGAAGCCAGCCGGCGCAGCGACGAGGACTTCACGGGGCGCTCGGTCGACTCCGACGGCGCGCTGGTCACTCGCGGCGTCGGCGCCCTGGAGTCGGACCTCCGCGCGGCCGTGCAGACGCTCCTCCGCACGAAGGCGGTCCGCGTGCTCTGCGGCATGACGCGGGTGCCGGTGAGCGACCTCGCGGACGCCTGGAAGGGGACGAGCAAGGAGGTCTCGAAGTGCCGGCGCGGCTCGGGCTACGGCTCGGGGCAGCAACGCGTCGCTGAGAACGTCGCCGAAGAGGGAGTGACGGCGAAGGCGGAGGCGCTGTGGAAGCGGATCCTCCAGGCCGTCGGCGGAGACGTCGAAGCCGCGGGTCAGGTGCTCCGCGAGATCACCTCCTACCCGGCCTACACCCGGAAGAGCGACGGGAAGGCCATGAACGGGTTCGCCGGGGTGAAGAGCTACAGCGAGCTCACCACGTCGAAGCACGTCGAGAACGCCACCAGGAAGCTCGAGAGCCACCCGCTGTTCAACCACGCCGAGCGCGAGCCGGGGGAGTGACGATGCAGACCGACGAAGTCAAGGCGCAGGCCCTTTCCCTGGTCGAGGAGGCCAAGTGCTTCCTCGTCCGGAACGACGACGAGTATCGGCAGGCGGGCGCGATGCTGCGCGACAAGATCAAGCCCCTGCTCGCGGAAGCCGACCGCGTCTTCGATCCGGTGATCTCGGCGGCTCATGCCGCTCACAAGTCCGCGCTCGCGGCCAAGAAGGAGGTCACGGACCCGATCAACCAGGCCGACACGATCGTCCGGCGGGCGATGAGCAGCTACAGCTCGGAGCAGCTCCGCCGGCAGCGCGAGGAGCAGGAGCGCCTGCGGCGGGAGGAACTGGCGAAGCGCGAGGCGGCCATGCGCGCGGAGGAGGAGCGCCGCCTGTCGCTGGCGATGGCGGCCGAGCAGGCGGGGAACAAGGAGTTGGCCGAGGAGATCGTCTCGCAGCCCGCCCCCGTGATCGAAGCGCCCGCGGCAACGATGGTGTCCGCGCCGATCGCCGCCCCGAAGGTGGACGGCGTTAGCACGCGCGAGGTGTGGCGCTGGGAGGTGGTGTCGAAGGACTCCATCCGGAAGGAGTTCCTGATCCCGAACGAGAGCGCCATCGGCGCGCTGGTGCGTTCGCAGAAGAGCGCCGCCGCGGCGATGGTGGGCGGCATCCGCGTGTGGTGCGAGACCTCGACGGTGGTGCGCTGATGGCGACCGACGAGAAGACCCCCCCACAGATGGCTTTCGAGGTCAACGTGCGGTCGTTCGACCTGAACGATCCGAACGGCGGGAAGTCCGTCCCGCTCCTCCGCGTCGTCCGTGACGAGGACCCGCGCGCCGCGATCATCGGCGCCCTCGCCGAGGAGGACTGCGCGGCGATTCTCCGGCGCACCTGCAAGTGCGACGACCTCCCGGTCGAGACCGTCGAGTCGCTGCTGCGCTCGATGGTGGCCGGCGGGAAGGTGCAGGAGAAGCCCTCCGAGGAACCTGCCCCGGCGGCCGAGGCCCCGTGATCGAGCCGTTTTCTCCCACCGCGGCGATCGAGTCCGCCTGGCGCGAGCACCTGAAAAGCTCGCGCCGTGGCGGATCCTCCGTCCGCGACTACTGCTACGCCAGCGCGCGGAGGGACTGCGTCCGCGCGATGGCACTCGACCTTCTCCACCCGGAGGACATGCCGGTGTGGACCGACGACCAGCTCGAGCGATTCGCCCGCGGGAACGAGCGCGAGTCTGCCGTGGTGACGCGGCTGTTGCAGATCGGGCCGCGCTGCTCGCCCCCGTTCAAGGTGATCGAGGGGCAACGCCGGTTCGAGATCCGCGACCGCGACGGCGTACTGCTGATCGTCGGGAAGATCGACGGCCGGCTGAGCTTCGAGGGGCGAACGGAGAAGCCGATCTTCGAGGTGAAGAGCGGCGACAGTTACCGCCGGGTCGAGACGATCGACGACCTCCAGCGCTCACCGTGGACCCGCCGGGCTGCGGATCAGCTCCTCTCGTATCTCCTCGCGGAGTCCGAGACGGTGGGGCTCCTCGTGATCGACCGGCCGAGCATCCCGAAGATCCTCGAGTTCCGGCTGGAGGACCATCTCGACCGGGCGGAGGGGTTCCTGCGCGACGCCCGGGCAGCGATCGACGCGCGCTTCGGTCGGGCGCCGCTGCCGCCGTTCCACCAGGACAAGAGCGTATGCCGTCGCTGCGATCACTGCGGCAAGTCGTGCGCTCCTCCCATCGACTTCGGCCCCGGGCTGGCGCTCGTGACCGACGAGTCGCTGATCCTGGCGGCGGAGTCGCGCCTGAAGCATCAGGCCGCGGCGAAGGAGTTCGACGCCGCCGACGGCGAGCTGAAGCGGGCGCTCAAGGGGGTTCCCGAGGCGATCGTCGGACCCTACCTCGTGCAGGGAAACTGGCAGGCACGCAAGAAGACGGGCAAGGACGGCATCACCGTGGTCGATCCGGAAGGCGCCTGGATCACGCGGTTCACCCCCCATGGCGCCGACGACGAGGAGACCACCTCTTGAGCGAGCACCCCAGCATCAAGCCGACCCGCGTGGTGATCGAAGAGCCCCTCACCGACGAGGAGATCGCCGAGAAGGCCGCGAAGCTCTGCGGCCTCATGACCGAGATCGAGAAGGAGGAGGACGACCTGAAGGAGGTCAAGGACGCGGCGAAGGACCGCATCGGCCGGCTCACGAAGCGGCTCGAGACGCTGCGCCACGAGATCGAGACCAAGCGCGCGGAGAAGGAGGTCGACGCGTTCGAGTTCTTGAACATCGCGGACGGCAAGGCGTACGCCTACCGCAGCGAGGACGAGGCCATGAGCGCCGACGGGACGCCGATCCGCGTCCGCCCCATCACCTACGAGGAGCGCCAGGCCGTGATCCCGATGGGCGACGAGCAGGGCGCGCCGAGCGGCGGCGAGTCGGCGGGTGACGAAGCCTACGAGGCTGGCGCCTCGGCGAAGCTGCGCGGCGAGTTCCTGTCGGCGAACCCCTACGAGGTCGGATCCTACGCGTTCGTCTCGTGGGAGAACGGCTACAACGAGGCCGAGCTGGCGCCGGGCGGTGCGTCCTCGTAGATCGCAGGCGGAGCGACTTCGATGAACCCTTTCCCCGACGATTGGGACGAGCCGCTCGCCGAAGAGGTCGAGTCCTGGTGCGAGTTCCATCGGATCTCGTACCACGGAGAGCGGTGCCCGGGCTGCGTGAAGCACGAGCACGACGAGCGAGACGAGGAGATGGATCGCGACGAGCGCGACCGGGAGCGAGCACATGGCGATTCGTAGGATCTGGCCCCTGACAGAGAGGTGCCCGTGCGGCCGGACGTTCATCGGACCGCCGTCGGGAGTGAAGGCGACGGGGACGTGCTGGCGGTGCAGGGCGGAGCCGACCGCGAATCTCGCCCCGTCCGACGAGTTCCTCATTGCGCTCCGCGGTGGCGCTGATCCGTCGATGTCGTCCCGAGCCATGGGAGCGGACATGATGCGCAGGCAGAACAGCGTCCGTTCGCCTTACGAGGAGCGCGTCCAGCTCGACTGGAGCCGATGCCGATGATCCTCCCGGACTCCATGCCGAGCATCTTCACCGCCGAGGTCTGCGCGTTGCAGGACGCGGCGATTCAGTCACGCAAGGGGAGCACGCCCGAGGATTCGATCCGGGTGCTCCGCGACTACATCCGGGAGCGCTACGAGTGCGAGCTCGAGCGCCTCCCTTTCCCGTACTACTTGGAGGTTCTTCGATGGGCGAACTCGGAGGGTTCGTCGTCAATCTCGGGGGCGTCAAGGTGAGCGCTCCTCCCCCGATCCTCTCGATCTTCCGCCGGCCGATCTACTACCACCCGGCGCTTGCTCGGCTCGTCGGTGACGTTGCCGGGGCCGTGTTCCTCTCGGCGATCGCGTCGTACCAGGGCGAGATCGGCGAGGAGCAGTGGTGGAACCGAACATCGGCGCAGTGGGAGGCCGATACGGGTCTCTCCCTTGCCCAACAGACGCGCATCCGGGAGCGCCTGCGGTCCCTGGAGGTCCTGGAAGAGCGCCCCGGTGTGGGCCAAGTTCCCCTCTCGCGCGTCAACGTGTCGCGTCTGATGTCCCTGGTGGCGCCGCAGCCGTCCGCCGCCGCTCCGCTCGCCGCGGGCGCCAGCGCCGAGACGGAGAAGAAGCGCTCAGGGTTCGTCCCCGAGGATGCGATCCTGCCGTTCGGTCTCCAGCATGCCGAGTTCGAGGCCGCTTGGCGGGACTGGTGCAAGGACCGGAGGGAGCGCCGCCGGCCGCTCACTCAGCTCGCGGTGAAGATGCAGCTCGCGCAGCTCGACGGCATCGCCACGCGGCACGGGTGGCAGGCTGCGGTCGAGGCGGTCCGGAAGTCCATCGAGCGGGGGTGGCAGACGTTCTACGAGCCGAGGGTGGATGGGTCGCCAGGAGCTGCGGACCAGGCCCCGCGGAGCGGCGAGGTCCCCACCGTCACGCGCGGCGCTGTCGAGTTCGCCCGCCGTCGCCTCATCGAGTCCGCGTTCCAGGACGCAAACTCCGGCCGGATCTCCCAGGCGAAGCTCGACCAGGTCCTCGAAGCGGCGAAGAGCGCCGACACGATGATGGCGGTCGACATGATCGGGCGCGACATCCCGTCGTGGTCGCAGGGAGGCGCTCGGTGAGCGACGAAACCAAGACTCGGGACGAAGAAGACGACAGCGGGCGTGGAGGAAAAGTAATGATCGACTCCGACATCCGGGATGGGTTCGCTCCCAACTTCCTCTTCCTTCGCTCGTGCGGTCCGGATGGCGAATCGCGCGGCGGATTCCGCTGGCCGACCGAACCAGGCGCCATGGTTGTAGCGCCCGACTGGAATCCGGAGCCAATTTGCGGATTCGGGCTGCACGGTCTCGCCTACGGCCTGGGCGATTGGGCGCTCATGCGATCGCCAGGAGATCCAACGGCGCTTTGGCTCGTCTGCGAGGCGATGCTGTCCGAGCGCGTTGATCTTGGAGACAAGATCAAGGTGCCGCGTTGTCGGGTCGTCTACGTCGGGGCCTTCGGCGGCGCGATGGAGCGCATCACTCCGGCGCAATCGGCGGAGGTGATTCGTCGCTCCAGCGGCTCGGCGTCGGCCACGGGCTCCAGCGGCTCGGCGTCGGCCACGGGCGACAGAGGCTCGGCGTCGGCCACGGGCTCCAG